GCCCCACCGAGGTCAGGCATCATCGTGGTGTCCGACCGCTGCGTTCCAAGGATGTCGGACAGACCCTTCGAGAGCTGAGCGGTCGATTCCGTCGCCAACTGCTGCTGATGGCGGTACTCCGCGAGGGCAGCCGCCCCTTCCTTCCCAGCGAGGATCGTGGCGTTGAGACCTGCGTTCAGGGCGTTCAGCGACCCTTGAGACACGGCAGCCCCGTAGGCTTTCGTGATGCCGGTCGTCACCGGGGAGATCTGAGCGATGGCCCCTTGCGGCGTCGCCGCAGCAGCTCGCCCGGCCGCGACCACCTGCCGCAGGCTGCGAGCGGCGTGAGGGGTGCTGGAGGTGAGCAGCGCCAGATCCTGCGCCATCCCCGACCGGAACTCCTCGTGCGCCTTCTTGGCGGCCTCTCCCCAGGAGATCATCGTGATCGCGACGAGGCTGAGACCTGCCGCGATCGCTCCGAGCACGGCACCTCCGCCGACCAGTCCTGAGAGCCATGAGACGAGTCCCGTTCCCGGCCCGCCGATCTTGGATGCCTTGATCTTGTCGGCAGCTTCGGAGACGGCCGAGGCGGTTTCTCCCGCCGCAGCGGAGACCTCCAGCCTGTTCTTCACCTCGTCGTCCGCCGCCGCGCCCTGAGCGGCGCTCGAAGCGATCGACGCCGCCGCCTCCTCCGCAGCCGCAGCGTCGATCTGGACCGCCGATGCGTCAGCAGCGGCTCCGGCGCTGACGAACGCGCCAACGAGGTCTTTGTAGACACCGATGACCGCGGAGCCCGTCTTCATCAGGATCCCGAGGATGCCGGTGAACGCGAGGAACAACCCGCCGACGAGGATGACCGGCCTCGGGATGTCCTGGAAGACGCCGACGGCGGCGGTGAGCCACTTCACGAGGTCGGTAACGATGGGGACGAAGTCGGTCCCGATCGTGACCTCCAGCCCCTTGAACGCGGAGCCCAGTTCGTTCTCGGCGACCTTCAGCGCATAGGCCGCATCGACGTCGTCCTGCGACATCACCAGCCCCATCTTCGCGGCCTCCGCTTCCATCGCCGCGATGCCCGCCGCCCCTTGCTCCAGGATCGGGATCAGCGCCTTGCCGCCTCGGCCAAAGACGTTCATCGCGAACGCCGCTTGCTCCTGGTGGTTCTTCAGCGAGACGAACTTGTCGGCGACGGTGCCGAGCACCTGATCGAACGGCAGCATGTTGCCCTGCGCGTCCTTCGTGGTCAGCCCGTACTTCGTCATGTTCGACGAGGCGTTGACGATGTTCTTCGAGAAGATCCCCATCGTCTGCGTCAGCGTCTGCGTGCTGATGCCGTACTTCTCACCGACCGCCATCAGACCCGTCGCGGACTCGGCCGTCTGGCCCGTGACGCGCTGGAGGTTCTTCGCCGCTTCGGCCCACGTCGTAGTCGCGTCGATCGCTTTCGCGATCCCGGTCACTGCCACCGCGCCCGCGATGACGAACGCCGTCCCGATCGACTTGAACGCCGAGGAGGTCTCCGCCTGGACCGTCTTCACTTCGGCCGCGGCGGAGGACATGCCCGCGACGAACTGGGAGGTGTCCGCCTTCAGATAGGCGGTCAGTTCGCCGACGGATGCCATGTCACAAGCTCCCTCGCGCCGCTTCCATCTTTCGACGGAACGCGACCATCTGGAAGTACGCGCCCCACTCGGACAGCTCGATCGACGAGATCCCGGTCTCCGGGTCGAGGAGCTGGCGCACGGTCATCCCGAGCTTCTCCGCGAGGAAGAAGTAGAACTCACGCTCACTCGTCTCGTTCAGGAAACGACTCCAGGCGCTTCTTCTCCTCCTTCTCGTTCAGCCCCGACAGCCGCATCCCGACCTCCGCGACCCGCTGCATCGCCTTGCTGTTCTTCCCGTTGAGCTGCGGGATCTGCTGGGTCGAGAACAGCTTCTCCCCGGTCTCGGGATGGAACGAGCACGCCACGACGACGTTCGGGAACATGCGGTCGAAGCTGACCGACTCCGTCTCCTGGTCCCACGAGTCCGACAGCATCGCGGCGCGCTCCGCCCCGGTCATCGAGCGCACCTCGATCTTGATGTTGCCCCACTCCGGCACGGTGACGATCTCGGACGTGATGTCGGCCATCGCCAGGATGCGGCGTCCCAGCTCCTCACCCGAAGGTGGCGCGGAGCTGGGCTCGGGCATGATGGAGTCGATGTCGATGCCTGCTGCCTCGTTGTCCATGATCCCCTTCTCTTTCCCCCGGCCTACGGCCAGGTGTCTCTCGTCGTGGCCCCGGTGATCTGGAAGTTCGCGGAGACACCCGCCATGTCACCGATGCCGCTCGTGCGTCCGTACGACGTGAGGAGCGAGACGCCGGTGTAGCGGACACGGCCGGACGTCGCGCCTTCAGGGCCGTACTGGAAGACGCCGGTGTACGTGCCTCCGATGTCGAGCGCGAGGATCCCGTTGAGATAGCCATCGACCGTCGCGTCGAACATGCCATCGACCGAGATCGAGTGGCCGACAAGCCCCACGACGAACGTCTTGTCGAAGGTCCCGAAGGCGGAGTTCTCCGCGGTGTCTGCGTCGTTGGGGAAGTTCACCGTTCGGAGCGTGTTCGAGATGTCTCGAAGCGTCCCTGCGGCGTCGGTGATCTTGAACACCGTGAGCTTCCCGTGACGGAAGGTGGGCATGAGCTGTTCCTCCTCTCTGGGCTAGAACGGGTAGCGGGCGAACGCGATCAGGAAGGCGATGGATCCGGACGAGCCCGCGATCGTCCACTGCCCGCGGACGTAGCGGTTCACCGTCCCCGCGACGACCTGGCGCTCCGAGCCGACGGTGGTCGAACCGATCGTCGCGAACGTGAGGAGGTCGGGGAACGTGATGTTGTCCGTGGAGTGCTGGACCTTCGCGATCAGCGTGCCGTTGCGGGTGTTCGTGACGACGTGCAGATGCCCAGCGCCACCGGCGGCCGAGGCTGCTGCGTTATCGACCGAGGTGGAGTTGCCGGTCGTCGTCTCCAGCGTCGCGAAGTCATGGAGCAGGACGCCCTGCCGTGTCGCACCGTCGCCCTGGACCGAGCCGGAGATCCCGACCATGTCCGCAAGCGACGCGGTGATCACCTTCGAGGTGAGCTTGCCCGGCATCAGCGAGGCGTGACGGCCGATGCCCGTGCCCGCAAGCCCGGTGCCCTCCTGGCAGACGGTTAGGACGTGGTCGATGTCGTCGGCGAGGATCGTGCCGAGCACCGCGTCGATCTCGCCCGCGGATCCGGAGAACATCCCCGAGATCGCGAGGGTCGAGTTGAGCAGGCCGACCACGAAGGTCTTGTCGAAGGTGCCGAACGCGGAGGTCTCGGCGGTGTCCGCATCCGAGTTGACGTCCGCCTGGCGGAGTTGGTTCGAGAGGTCGTACTGGTCGAGGAAGACCTTGGTGAGCTTGCCGTGGCGGAAGGTGGGCACTACTTCTCGCCCCCTCCGGACTTCTCGCGATCGTCGGTCAGATCGCGCGTGATGTGGCCGTCACGCTCCAGCCACTTCAGCGACTTCTCGGGGATGTCGCTGACGACGTCGCCGGGCTCGGCGCGCTTCTCCCCGCCCTTGCCGTCGGGGTAGTTCATCCCCGTGAGGACTTGGACCTTCTGGCCGGGCACCGCCGCCTCCCTTCCGGCACGCGAGCGGCACCTCCGTCCTCCTCACGGTGCCGACGGGCGGTGGGCCAGCTCGGGCCACTTCACCTGGTCTGAGAACGCGAAAGCGGCGCGGGATCCGGGGACCCCGCGCCGCGTTCGACGCTTTGTTGATCACGAACGATGAGGGACGTGATCGAGCTGGATGGTACACCGCGAGCTGGTGCGAGTGAAGGATGTCGCCGACGGGCTGGAGCGGAGCGACCCGTTCCAGCGTGCTCCGTCGGTCGCCGGGAGCAACCCGACTACCACAGTTGAGACGTGCGGCTCCGTCGGTGACAGCCTTCGCGGGACCGGCGCGGAGCAGACAGTCTCCCGTCATCCCCGCCGTTACACCCGGGCGTCTCACCCGATCCGTCGTCTGGACACGTCGCGCCCGCGTCTCAGTAACCGACGAGTGCGTATCCGGTGGGCTCACTGGGCGACTCGGCCGAGCCACCATCCCAGCGCCCGCGCCGTTCTCGCGAAGGCTCCAACCGTCAAGGGGACGGAGCAGAGTGCCAGAATCACCGACGCTGTTCGCTTCCCGTATCCGGGAGCAGCCTCTTCGGCGCTGTTGTCCGGCTCCGCCCCTTGGCGGTTGGTCGGTCTCCCCTCCGGGACAGGCGCGGGGCTGCCGGGAGCACTGCTGGGATCGCCAGCCGTGTTGAACCCGCCCACGTTGAGCGACGACAACCTTGAGCCGCCGCTACCCCGCTACAACCTTCCCGCGAGGGGAGCCGATGATGTTCCCGCCGCGGCCTCTGTGCTCCGGGAGGCTCCCTCTTTCGGCGGTGCTTGTGGTCGAGACTCTACAGACCGGTTGACCCGGTGTCAACCCCCCATGAACTCGTCCGGCCATAGGTATTCGAACCCGGCTCCATCAGCCACGGCCTGATCCCCGTTGTCGCTCACGTAGACGAACCGGGAAGCCCGCGGATGTGACGCCCGGATCCGCCGGAGACACTCCGTCCGGTCGCCCACGTTCTCCATCACGAAGATCGGCCGCCCGCCGCTGTCCTTCGGGTAGGCGTCCGAGGGCGAGACGATGTAGATCTTGTGCCCCTCGCGGCGCAACGCCCGGAGGTGCGCGACCGTCACCGGCCCAGCGGAGGATTCGAGCGTTCCGTCGGTGTCGAAGGCGTAGACGTGCATCAGGGAGCCGTCCCCGCTCCGTTCGTCCTCCCACACCGATCGCACCGGATCGACCAGGGTTCGGAGACGAACCAGGCCAGCACCTTCCCGCAGGAGCAGCGCGGCTTCCGGGTGGTCTTCACCGACGTCGTCGGGGTCGGGTAGAAGGGGTCCCGGCTCAGA